CTCTTTCCTCAACAGATCCGCTTTGCACGACTTCGTCTTCGTCCTGCTCTCCTCGGTCGGCTGTCCCGGTTACGCGTATGCGCCCAGTTGGCATCTCGCTGGCGACGTGTTTCTTCTCGCCGTCTCCCTCATGTCCCCGCTCCTCCGCCAGGTTGAACCTTTCTTCCATTTCGGCGAAGTCTCGTGGACCAACGCCCCGACCTACTGGTGGAGGCGATTTGGAGGTAGAGTGACCGAGAAGCACTACGACCCTGCTACGTCGAACCGGCTCTATTGGCCTATGGGCAACGCCTCCGTTCTCATCAAACAGAAAACCACCGCTTTGTTGTGCACGTGTCAGAAAACGTACACCAAAATTTTTAGCGGCCTCAAACAGGCGGTCACCCACTTCGGCGGATGCAAAATCAACGTCGAGGCGTCCATCTTCACTCGCCAATGCAACGCCCTTCAGCTCCCCAACGAGAACCTCGCTGCGGAGTTCCTCGCGTTCGCGGACATTCGAATCCGAGCATTCCTGAAAGCAGCCCCTGCCATAATCGAGAGCCTCAAACTCGACTTCTCGCGCGAAACCTTCCTCGCTGACACGGCACCCGGTAAGAGGAAAGCATACCAGAAAGGGTTCCAAGACCTCGACGACGGCCACTGGTCCGAGAAAATCTCCTTTTTCTCTAAGACCGACGAGGTCCACGTCGATAACCCTAATGCCAGACCGAGGAACATCGGCTGTTTCGGAGTCCCTTTTACGGTCGCCGGAGCTTACACTGCGAGGCTCATGATTAAGATCGCGAAAGGTTTCTTCCCCGGCTTTACTTCAGGTCTGAACCTCAAAACTCTCGGGAAGCAGATCGAGAAAGCGAAGTGCTTGGGATCCCTCCTCGAAGCCTTCTGGTACATGGCCGACGGCGCCGGTTTCGACGCCTCTCAGTGGGCGATTTTCCTGAAGCACATCGACCATGTGATCGGTCCCGCCCTCTTCGATCTCTTGTCCCCTCATCTTGAGCTCCCGGCTTTTTATTTGGAACGGATTCGCAACGGTCTCTTTTCGGAGGTATACGCCGCCACCTCAACCAAAGGCGACATCTTCGACCTTCTGGGATCCGTCCCCTCCGGCCACCCGCTCCGCACCACGCTGTTCAACACGATACGTTGTATCCTCTTCCATGAGTTCGCCCTCTATAAGATGGGCTTG